TAATTGGGACTTCTCTGTGTTTAGGCTTAACACCAGTAGCACACGCACCTAACGCTAATGCGTTAGCTTTAACAGCTAAAGAATATGCAAAGACTCAGGTTAAAGACCGTACTCAATATAAATGTTTATTAAAGCTCTGGACGTTAGAGAGTAACTGGAATTACAAAGCTTTTAATAAGTCAGGTAAAGCTTACGGGATACCTCAGATACGTAACCCTATACTTATGCGTATGAACAAGTATCAACAAGTAGACACAGGCTTACGCTATCTACGTACTAGATACCACGGTGATACCTGTAAAGCTTTAAGCTTATGGAATAAGAGAGCAGGCTATGACTGGATAGGAGGCTGGTACTAATGGAGTATCAGTCATCATTAAAGAGGTCAGGCTCTACTACTCAATGGAGAAAGATAAGAGAGAGAGTCTTAATACGTGATGAGTATACGTGTGGTTACTGTGGTATGGAGGCTACAGAGGTAGACCACATAGTGCAGCGTAAAGACGGAGGTTTAGACTTCGACGAGAACCTAATTGCAAGCTGTAAGCCGTGTAATCTCGCGCGTAATCGTAAGGGGGGGTCTTTTTTTGATATGCCCCAAACACCAAAGCCCCCCCGTGGTCTTTTATTGCCTGAAAACGCCTCTACAAGCCACGTTAAGGGGATTTAGGTAAGTGTCTACCAAAGTAGCTTCAAAACGTCTTAAATCGCCTCCTGTGGCTTCTAAGGGGGGTTCTACAGAGCCCTTAAAGGGAATTCAGACTCCTAGAGTGCACACTCCGCTCAATGATTTACCCTCACGCGGTCAGGAAATGATAGATTTCTGCGAGAAAATCGGTTACCCATTACTGGAGTGGCAGAAGTTTCTAGCTATCCACGCACACAAAATTAAGCCAGACGGACGCTGGGCTACACCTCAAATTGGGTTTATCTGCGCACGCCAGCAGGGTAAATCGACCTTTATGGCGTTGCGTATTTTGACTGGTATGTATCTCTGGGATGAGAAATTACAAGTTTCAACAGCTCACAAACTAACTACCAGCTCAGAAATTTTCTATAAGATATTCGAGATTATCCAAAACGTGCCAGAACTAGAGGCTCAATTCTCAAAAAAGATAGAGAGCAAAGGTTCGCAAGAATTAAAGACCCTAAATGGCAACCGTTTCCTAATTCGTGCTAATAATGCTTCTGGTCGCGGTATTGCAGCTGTGGACTGTATCTATATGGACGAAGTTAGAGAATATAAAGATGAGGAAGTCTGGGCGTCTATGCGTTACTCGCAGATGTCTGCTAAAAATCCTCAAATCTGGTTACTCTCATCAGCTGGAGACCAGCACTCAACTATTCTAAATAAATTCAAAGCTAGAGCCGAAGCGGTTATAGCAGGAGGCACAGACAACCTAGCGTGGTTTGAGTGGTCAGGAATTCCAGACACTCCAATAGACCCAGATAACCCGAAATTCTGGGAGTCTATTCGTATGTCTAACCCGTCTTTAGGCTACACAATTCACGAGGACAATATCCGAAGCGTATTAAATGACGAGGAGTCAATAGTACGTACCGAAATTTTAACTAACTGGGTAAATGTAATCTCTCCGATTATCAGTCCTAAAATCTGGTCTGAGGCTTGCGACGAGAAAGCTACTCTGGACGTTGAGAAGGAAACTTGGTTAGGTATTGACCTTAGTCCGAATAGAAAAGAGGCAGCGTTAGTAGCTGCTCAAAGATTAGAAAACGGAAAGTTTCTCGTTCAGCTTCTAAATACTTGGGATAACAAAATCGCGCTAGACGATAAAGCTCTAGCTAACGATATAGCCGACTGGGTAGCTAAATTTCCGACTCAGGTCGTGGCTTATTCAGCTCGTACGGCAGCAGCTGTAGCAGCTCGATTAAAACCTGCTGGAATTCCAGTCGAAGCTATCGACGGTATGGAATATGCGACAGCTTGCGACGAATTTCTAGGCTCTGTCCCTTCTCGTCTGGTTCACACAAACCAACCAGAGCTAACTCGTCAAATTCTGTCAGCTGTAAAGCTTCCTTATGGCGACGGAGGCTGGATTATTGGACGAAAGGCGTCGAGTGCAACTGTGTGCGCTGCTGTGGCTACAAGTTTCGTAACCCACTATGCGACACAGAGCGACGACGGCATAGACATAGTAGTCGCTTAACTTGACTTTAAGATATACTATGCGCTAATGGGAATTTTAGACTTTTTAGCTCCACGAGCTCCACAAGCCGAAACTATTACCGACGTAGAGGCTTCACTTTCACCTGTAGAAAACTTCGACTCTCTTTATACAACAATTACAAGAGTTACTAGAGCAGAAGCTTTATCTGTACCAGCTGTACGACGCGCTTTAGACATTACTTGCACTATTGCAGCGTCTCTACCTATTGAGCAATACACTAAAGCTACTGGGGCGCACGTCGAACCTAATTCGTCTATTACGCAGCCCGACCCACGCGTCCCAGCTTCTTTTATTTATTACTATGTAGCGCAAGACTTAAAATTATTCGGCGTATCTTATGCTTATATTATGTCTGTATATTCAGACGGAAAATATAAAGACTGGACACGTATTGACCCAGAGCGTGTTACTCCACAATATAATAAATTTTCTACCGAGGTTATCGGTTATTTGCTAGACGGAGAGCCTGTACCACTTTCAGGAGTGGGAAGTTTGCAGGCTTTCTATGGCTTAGGTGCTGGACTATTAACACACGGAGCTCGCACTATTAAAGCTGCCATAGCTTTAGAGGAAGCTGCTAAATCTTTTGCAGAATATCCAGCTCCTCAAATGGTTATTAAGTCAAACGGTACTAATTTAACTAAAGAAAGAATTTCTAAGCTTCTATCTGCTTTCAAAGTAGGACGTTACAATAAAGAGGCGACTGTATATCTTAACGCAGACGTTAATTTAGAAAAGTTTGGTTTTGACCCTCAAACAATGGGACTAAACGACGCGCGTCAATATGTAGCGTTAGAAGTGGCGCGCCTAACTGGAATTCCTGCTTATTTCTTATCAGCAGAGCCTAATTCTATGACTTACTCTAATGCGATTTCAGAAAGAAAAGCTCTTATCGACTTTTCTGTAAGAAACGTATTAACAGCTATTGAACAAAGATTATCTATGCCAGATTTCTCTAGCTCTTTAGTAGAGACCCGTTTTGATTTAGATGATTTCCTACGTGGTTCAGCTTTAGAACGCGCTCAGGTCTACCAAATTCTAAACGGAATTCAAGACGCAGCTGGTAATCCAGTAATGACCGTTGAGGAAATTCGTAAAGAGGAGGACTTGGTTAAATGATAGACGAGTCAAATCTTAACGACAGACAAAAACAACAAGTTTTAGACCAAAATGCAGTAGTAGAAATTTATGGTCAATACGACCAAACCACAGGAGCTAACGGCTCTCATTATGCGCCAGCAGATAAAAACCCTTTCAAAGCAGAGGGATTAGTTTGCTCTAATTGCGTATTTTTTGAAGGTGGACAAGCTTGCGAAATTGTTGCTGGTCAAATTGACCCTAATGCGGTTTGCAAGTTATGGGTTATTCCAGAAAATTTATTAGGTACACAAGCCTCACAGAAAGGACACGAAGGCATGAAAATTAACTTTTCAGTTTCGTCTCTAATTGCGTCAGAAAATAACCGCGAACTAAAAGGACGTATCGTTACTTGGAACGAAACAGGTAATACGTCTGTAGGAGCGACAATGTTCGCACCAGAGTCTCTAAAGTTTAATAAAACAGCTAAGTTACTTTTAGAGCACGACCACACTCGTCCTATTGGACGTTTAGCGTCTTATGAAGTTAATGCAGAAGGTGTAGACGCTACTTTTAAGGTAGCTCCTACAATGGCTGGAGATGACGCACTATTAGAAGCTTCTGGAGACTGGGCTCTCCGTGACGGCTTTTCTGTAGGAGTTTTCGTAGATAAGTTTTCACAAAAAGACGGAGTAACTGTAATTGAGTCAGCTAGAGTGCAAGAGGTGTCTCTCGTCACAGAGCCAGCAATACGCAGCGCAAGAGTCGCAGCTTCTGAAAATGACGAAGTTACAGACGTACAGATTTCTGAGGCAACCGTCTCAGATGTAACACCAACCGAAGGAGAACAAGTGTCAGACACTACCGTTCAAGCTCCTGCCGTAGATGAAGCGGTAGAAGCTGCACAAGTAGAAGCTGCTGCGCAAGCACCAAAGCCAGTAGCTTATGCAACACCACGCTCACCAATTGTTAGCTCAGCGTCTTACCTAGAGCACAGCGTTAAAGCTGCTATGGGTGATAAGGACTCAGCACAATACGTAGCGTTCGCAGACGATACCTCAAATAACACAGGTCTAACTCTGCCAACTCACATGAACGAGTTTATTACTAATCAAATCGGAGGACGTCCAGCAGTAGACGCGATTTCACGCGCTGCACTACCAGCTACAGGTATGTCTTTCACAATTCCTAAGCTAACACAAGCTCCAACTATTACTACAGTTGCAGAAAACGGCGATACAACAGCTGGAGACGAAATGACTTCAAGCTATATCACAGTTGACGTAAAGAAAGCTGCGAAAAGCGAAATTATTTCGTGGGAGTTGCTTGACCGCAGCAGCCCTTCATATTACGCAGAGCTTGTTGCTGCGTTGAACAAATCCTATGCTAAGTTGACAGACTCTGCTGTAATTTCTGCGTTTATTGCAGGTGGTACAGCTGGTACTGGTACAACTGGTGATATTGACGGGCTTCAAGCCTTTATCGCCGAAGCTGCTCCAGCCGCGTATTCAGCTACTGGCTCTTTTGCAAAGAACCTAGTAACTAACGCGTCATGGTGGTCAGAACTAATCGGAGCACAAGACTCAACAGGTCGCCCGATTTTCAATGCACAAGGCGCAACAGCTAACGCTAACGGTTCAGTAGGTACAGACACTCTAGTAGGAAACGTACTAGGGCTTAACTACTATGTAGACCCACACGTCGGCTCTGGTCTAGTAGACGACTCAGCTTGGGTAGTAGCTCCAGACGCTATTACTTTCTACGAAGCTCCTAAGACTCAACTATCCGTACAGGTATTGGGTAACGGACAACTTTCAGTAGGCGTGTACGGTTACTATGCAATTGCGACAAAGCTTGGTGGCGGTATCCGTCGCTTCAACAAGGCGTAATTAACTTAATATCCAGTAGGGGAGACGCTCTCGGCTCTCCTACTGGCTTCTAATCAGAGAAAGGGACGTTTAAGTGCCAACAATTATTACAGCGACACAGCTTCGCACCGTGTTAGGTGTTTCTACGTCCCTTTATCCAGACGCAGTATTAAACGATATTATTGACACAGCAGAAACCGTAGTTTTACCTATGTTAGCTCCGTTAGAGTCTCCAGCTACTTACGTAGGTAACTCAGCTGTCGAGTCTGCTATTTATACAATTTCTTTAGATGTTTTCCAAAGCCGTATCTCTGCTGGAGGTATGAGCGACTCAGTAGATTTTAGAAACCCGACTCCATATAAGCTAGGTCGGTCAATGTTTGCACGTGTCTCAGGTATTTTAGGCTCAGTAATCGACGTAGAGTCTATTATTCAATAATGGCAATTTCAGACGGCGTTAGAGGAGCTTTAGCTACCTCTTTATCAGGAGTAGCAGCAAACGTTCACGCTGTCGCACCAGAGTCAATAGTCCCTCCGACGGTAGTTATTTTAGCTGACTCCCCTTATATGACTCCAAATATTATTAACAAAAGCGTAACAAAGGTACAAGTAAATTTAGTTATAAGTATGGCGGTAGCTTATAACAGTAATGCAGCTGCACTAGATAACCTAGAGCAGCTAACTATCGCTGTATTAGCTGCTATGCCGGCTGGATACGAAATAGGAAATATAGAAGCTCCATATCAAATCGAGACTAATAACGGTCATGTTTTATTAGCTTGCGATATGCGAGTGTCCACTTACTACACACAAGGAGCATAACGTGTCGACAACCGTAATAACTGGTAGAGACCTTAGCTTAACTATCGACTCTAAGTCGTACGACGCTCAGGCTACCGCTGTAACACTATCTAATAACCCAACTATCGACGTGTATCAAACACTAGACGGCAAGGCTTATCGCCACACAGACGACCAATGGACTCTAACCGTTAATATGTTAGCGGACTGGGGCGCAACTTCGTCTATCTGCGAGGCTCTATGGACAGCTGCTGATACAGCCCCAAACACAGCATTAACAGGGACAGTAACCGCAACTACAGGCGCAGTATTCGCAGTAAACGTATTGCCAGTATTTCCTCCTGTGAACGGTACAGCTCCTAGCGCACAAACTATCACGCTGACATTTACCGTAGTCGGTACTCCAGCAGATACTTTTAGCTAA